TACAACCTAACTTATAACGGAGTGACAGAGTCCTGGCAGACTGGTGGATGGGGTCACAAAATTTTAGAAGGTGAAGAAGTTCCTACAACTGAAGAGGGTTGGTTAGCTATTTTTGATAAAGATTTTGATAAAGCCTGGGATTCAACTGAGGTTTTATGTGAAACTTATAACTTACCAGATAATGAAGAGATGATGTCTATTTTATGTGAGATGATTTATCAACTTGGATATAAAGGTGTTCAAAATTTTAAGATGATGATTAAAGCTCTCCAGGAGTCAGACTTTGTTGAAGCTCATTATCAAATGCTCGACAGCCGGTGGAGAAATCAAACAAAAAATAGATGTGAAGAACTAGCAGAAAGAATGAGGGATATATAATGTGGGGAATGTTAGTGAAACCATTATTAGGTGTAGCCGGTGATGTTGTTAAAGGTGTAGTCGAAACAAAAAAAGCAAAAGCTGAAAACAAACTTACCGAGATTAAAGCAAAGACTAAGTTAATGGAAAAACAAATAGCTGGTGAAATTGATTTTGACTTGAAAGCAATCGAACAAAGTGGAGATAGTTGGAAAGACGAAGCCTGGACAATTTTATTTATCATGATTATTGCTGGATGTTTTATTCCACCATTTCAACCTTATGTCGAAAGAGGGTTTAATGCCTTATCAGCAACCCCATCCTGGTTCCAATTTGCCATGTATGGAGCTATCGCAAGTAGCTTTGGATTACGTTCACTAACAAAATTCATGGGTAAAAAGTAATGGCAGAATATAAAGGTAGAAAAGTCACCCTCAACAAACCCATGGCTGGTGATGTCAAAAAATTTAAAGTATTCGTCAAAGACCCTAGCACCGGAAGAGTAAAGAAAGTTAACTTTGGTGCAAAAGGAATGTCTATCAAAAAGAATAATCCTGATCGTAAAAAATCTTATTGTGCCAGGTCAGGTGGTATTAAAGGCACGAATAACCGACTATCAGCTAATTATTGGTCGAGAAAGATGTGGAACTGTTAATGAAAAAACAAGTTTGGGAGAAGAAAAGACCTAAAGACCTAGGTAAGCCAAAACCTTTTGATAAGAAATCAAAAAAATACAAATCAGCGAAAGCTAAAGCTGATAAGAAATTTGGCAAAAAAGTTAGTCTAGTTAAAAATATGTTTATCTCTAAAGAGATGAAGAAAGGATAGGAAATGCCATACGGAAAAGGAACTTACGGAAAAAATGTCGGTAGACCTTCTAAAGAATTAAAGAAGAAACTGAAAAAGAAAATGAAAAAGAAAAAGAAGTAATGAGCAAATGCGAAAGCTGTGGCTGTATCTGTCATCAAGGAATGAGTTGTATGTGCGAATGTGCAATTTGTCGATGCCAGGAATGTAATGAAAAAAATATCTCTTCCTGAATACGTCAGTATAGGACATTTTAAAATTTACCTAACTCCCATCGATCATGATGTAGCCTACAATGTTTGCGAAATGCAAGGGTGTTTTCTGAGTAAACCACCCTACCAAATTTATTTAGATAAAGACATTATTGATCGAAATGATGTCGACAGTAAGAACCTGGTTCTCCATGAACTTTGTCATGCGATCTACTATATCTATTTACTCAAAGACAAAGACGAAGAGTCGATTGTCAACGGAATGTCTAACGGCATTACCGAGATATTTTATAAATCAGAATTAAAGGAGTGGTTAAAGAGTTGCGATGGTTAAGGTTTATTTTTTGGTCGGATATCTATGTACTTATCTAACCCAAAACTATGTCGACCCTCACTGTACCTCATTTGCTCGTAAGTATATGACGAAAGAAGAATGCAATAGAGATATTGAGTTCATTGATGCAGTGGCCCTGGATCTACGCCAAACCACTTTAACACAACATAAATTAGCTTGTTTAGAAGCACCGATTAAAACACAAGGATCATGAGTTTATTAAATTTTGGAATTAAAGCTTTTCAGTATGCACCGAGAGCTATGGCTGGTGTTCGGTCTTTATTATCAGACCCTGTAAAAAGCACTGGACTTGTTACTGGTGGTATCCTGGGTGGTAAAGCTACTGAAGAAACAATCAACTCCGGTATTCTGAGTAACACTAACTTACTAGAAGAAGGAATGAATTTATTTTCTAGTCCATCAACTTTTTTAATTAACAGAATGGGTAATATAGATACTCCAGATGGAGCTTACCTTGGCCCGACTGAAGCTGAATTAGAAAAACTAAGAAAACAGCAAGAAGAATTAAGTAATAAAGGAAAAATTGTTACACCTATTCCTAAAGAAGAAAGAGTGTCTGTAGATGATACTGGATTTACACAAGTTCAACAAGAGTCAGGACTTTTATCAACTCCAGAACCAGAACCCGTAGATGGCAGTAACATAACACCACTTCCTCCAGATGCAAAAGTTTCAGATTATATTTTAACTGCCGAAGAAGCTCCTGAAACTGAAGAAGGTTTATTATCAGAGTCATCCAATCCTTATTATTCTGTTTTAGCTGAAGCTGTCCTGGATATGAATTTTAATTCTGGTTCAGGCCAACAGATCTTAAATCAAATTAGTAATATGCCAGGCATCAAACAATCTGAGATTGTCGATACAGGATTAGATAATTTTCTTTCAGGCAAAGATAAAGTTACAAAAGAAGAACTAGATAATTATATCCTGGAGAATAATATCTCTACTAAAATTACAGACACATTTTTAAGTGATGGTGGAGTTTTAGTTGGTGGCAAAATGGACATTACTCCTGATTACCTTAGAAACGCTCCAACAATGGAAAAAGCTATTCAATTAGTTCAAAATCGTGGAGAGCTTTATGATGATTTTATAAGATTAGGAGAACAAGGTTTATTTGGTAGTGCCGGAGAAGGTGTTTCTTTTAATGAGTTTATTTCTGACAGTGACATGGAAACAGAGAAGGAATTAATACAAGAATATTTAGAAGTTAGACATAATTTAAGACAAGTATCTGGTGTTAATACTGAGTATCAAGACTATACAATGCAAGGTGGTAAAAATTACAAAGAAATGTTAATTTCAGTGCCAACTGATGGTTTCCCTTATATCCCTCCACATTTTACAAGTAAGGTTCCAGAAGGTGAAAATTTAATTGGCCATGCTAGATTTAATGAAAGAGTAATTAATGGTAAAAAAACCTTGTTTATTGAAGAAATACAATCCGACCTTCATCAAAAAGGAAGAAAAAATGGATATAAAGATGGAAATAACAGTTTAAAAATTTCAAATTTAGAAAAAAGAAGAGACGAAATTGATAATAAGCGTTTAGAGATATTAAATAATTATAATAATCTTATTGCAGAAAATAAAATAGACGAAGCTAAAGAGTTAGATGACGATATTAAAGAGTTAGGTTATTCAGTAAAATCTCACAATGAAGAAATTAATAAATTGAAAAATCTTGCTCCAGATGCTCCGTTTAAAAAAAATTGGCATGAACTTTTAATGAAAAGAATTATTAAATATGCTGTTGATAATGATTTTGAAGCAATATCTTTTACTCCGGGGAAAATACAAAACCAAAGATACGATTTATCTCAGTTTATTGATAAAGTAGAAGTTGTTCCATCTTTATATAGTGCTAATAAAATTGATTTACGAACTTTTGACAAAACAGACTTATTACAAACTTATAGTATAAAACCTGAACAATTAGAAAGTTATGTCGGCAAAGAGTTAAGTGAAAAGATTTTAAAAGACATTAAAGATAGTAATAATTTTAACAACTTTAATTTAGAGGAATATTTAAAAACACCTGAGAACGACTCTTCAGGAGCTGATTTTATAAAAGAATATGGTCTTGTTTACGACAACACTGATTTAGAAATAGGTGGAGAGGGTATGGTTGGTTTTTATGATAAGATCTTACCTTCTTTTTTAAATAAATTTTCTAAAAAATATGGAACTAGTGTAGGTCAATCTAGTATTCCCGGATTGACTGAACAAGCAAGAAGACCCGGCAATATACAAGTAGAAGAAGTATATGATGCTGTTGGTCAAAGTGGAAATGTATTTGCGAGTTATGAAATTAAAATGATAAAAGACCCAGCAACAGGAATGAATGAAAAATATCAAGTTATACAAACAAAAGATGGGGTATCTAATGTTATTGCAGAAACAAGGAACGCAATAGAAAGTAAAAAAATTATAATTGATGAATTAGAAGGATTTGATGTTCCTCAATTTTTTGAAAGAAAAGAAACTATTCCTTTTATGATAATTACCCCAAAGATGAAACAAGAGATTGGGAAGAAGGGTATCAATATAGCTAAATTAAACTCAGGACTTTTATCTGTAGCTTAAATATTATAAGATCTTTGCACCGGGGTCTCCTTTTGTGTGTTGTAACTTAATTGGAAAACCCCGGCTATAAACTATTCTCCGAAAAACTCCCTGACAAAATAAAGTAGAACGGCAACCATACCGAAATGGACTATAAGCGTAACCAGGTCATTAAACATTTTTTTTAATACCACTGTTTATACTTGGAGTTATTTTCAAATATTCTGTTTTTTAACGATGAAATTTCAACAGATACTGTATGATAATCGTGATCTCTTAAATATAAGGTTTTGTGACCTTCAGCACTAAAAGGATCAAAATAATCGATTTTAATTTCCTTTGCAGTACCATCCTCATATCTTTCCAAAACTTTTAATTCAATTAAATCACAAACAAAGACATCATCTGAGTCAATGTATTTAATTTTAACTTTAAGGTTATTTTTTATATTCATTATTAAACCCCTCCGTTTACTTGTTTGATATTGTTAGGAAAGATATCTGAGGCGTTCAATGTACGCTCATCTTGATATTTATAGTTGTAATATTTCCAGCCTGTGTGGCAAGTTGCTTTGTAAGTATCGTTATCAGAATTATATCTGATAGATGTAACCCTGGGTGCTGAAAATGCTTTTTTAAAAGCATCCATAATTACTTTGTAGTTTTCGTCATTTCTTTTTAAGCTTTTGATGTTTGACATAAGTAAACTCCCTTTATGTGTTGTTTGATTTAAATGTACTAATTTCTCGTTATGTTACAAGAAAAGAATGCACAATTTTACACAAAGGCTGTCAGAATTGTTATTTATGGGGTGTAACACCTTGTTACCAAGGAGGTGTTAGTGTTGATTTTGAGGAAAAATGGCTATAAATGTGCTATTTTGTGCAACACCAAGTTACAAGAAATTCCCTTATTTCTCGGTGCTTTTCACCTCATGTAACATCATGGGTAAAAATTTTTTGCACAATTTTTGCACAGTTAGGGGGTTAAAGTGTTCGTCTAATATGATTAGGGAAACGACCTTCTTCTTTGAATGTTCTGTAGGCTGACATCCAATCTTTCTTGTATTCATTCTGACAAAATTCTTTTATTGCCTTTTCAGCCGATGGCTCCATACAGAAAAGATTTTTCATTGTTTCAAGTATTCTTTTCATTGTAAATTCCTTTCTGCAAAAATTATAGCAAACAGAAGTAGGAATTTTCGTATGTTAGTTTTCTGCACCTGATATGTATTTTTTAAAAAATTAGAGAAAATATTTTTTAATTGCATATATATAGATATGAGCAAAAAAATAAAAAAACTTACTGATTTAGAGGCAAGTGCTTTAAATGCAGTTTTATTAAATGGTGTTCCAGAAGAAATTTTGGAAAGTGATAAAAAAAGACTTAAAGCTTTTTACAGAGCTGTAAAAAAATTAAAAGAAATTAATTTTGATTATGATTGGTGCTGACGAGAAGAATTGAACTTCCGACTTCTATCTTACCAAGATAGCACTCTACCACTGAGTTACGTCAGCATTAAAGTTTCTTTATAGCATCTACCTTACGAGTATCAACTACCTTGGCATATCGTAGAGCCATCTTTTCAGAAGACCATCCCCCCAGGCTCATGAGAGTTGATATATCCGAGTTCTTTAATACTCGTGTTGCAAACGTATGACGAAATTTATGAGGATGAGTTTTTATTCCTGATCGAGCTTCCATTGTCTTCCAGGCACTTCTAATTCCAAAACGAGTTGTATAATGAAAGACTTTACCTTGACCTGGTTTCCCTAATTCTTTTTTTAACTTCGGATGAATGTAAATGTATTTATATTTTTTTGTCTTAGACATATACACCGATATTAATTTTTCTTCGTAATCTATATCAGACCACTGAAGATTGATTGCCTCTGATATACGACAACCCGTATAATATAAAAAACAAACCAGTGGTCGCAGTTTCCCAGCATGACGCAATAACAAATCAAACTCTG